GCAATGTGCCTGTAGGTAATGTGATTGTTGTTGCGGCAGCGGAAGTAGAAGTAATGTAGCCAGTCGCAACTTGGGCGGCTGTAGCTGTAGCGGTTGCGTTAATTGCCGCTGTAGAGGCGTGGGTAATTGACCCAGAACCAGCGATGTTACCTGTGACGTTGCCAGTAACTGCGCCGATGAAACCGTTTGTCGATGTGACTGGGCCGGAGAAGGTGGTCGAAGCCATGATAATTCCTTGTATATGCAGTACTACGCTCTACTGTCTCTGCATCGTCCGCTGGGGCGGTCAGTAAAGCTGGAGGTTCCCAGATTTCTTTAATAATAACCCATACAACAATAAATGCAAGCAATAAAAAACCCCGCCTTTTGAGCGGGGTCAAACCATCAGTTTCTAACGGTTTATTTATGCACCAGCAGAGCCGAACATGCCAAGCGGATCCGACCAGCCAAAGCTGTAACGTTCGCGAGACTTGTAACGCACGTTGCCTGTGTCGAAGTCACCGTCCATCGAATTCGACAGGGGTGTACGAACAAAGTGCTTCATGCCGTTAGGCACATCAGTTGTCAAGAACCAAGCGTTTGTGTCGGTCAAGAAGTTGTTAACAGTGTAACCACCCGAGATCGAACCGTTGTTCTTGATTGCGTTGATGTCGTTGTCAGCAGTACCAACACGCAATTCTGTTTCGAGCAAACGAGTTGCAACGAATTGAAGTGCGGGAGGAATAACCAACTTAACAGGCTTAGCAGCGATCAAAAGGCCACGCTCATCTGTCCATGCAGCGATTTGAATAACGGCGGCTTCCAAAGAAGTCTCGTTCAAGTCAGCAGGAGTAGAAGGAATGTTGCTGTTTGTGCCACCACCAACCAAGGGGTGTGAAGCGCTGAAAAGAGCAACGCCGTCGCCGCCAACATAGCTGGAGCTAAAGCCGTTGTTCAAGACAGAAGCGCCTTTAACCTGTTTGGTGTACGCCATTGCGCGGGCGAGAGCCTTTGTATAACGAGCAGACAAAGAGTCATACAAGTTATCTTCAATTGCCTCTTCCGTTAGGGAAAACCCTAAAGCAATGGTCTCGTGTGAGTAACGAGCAGTCCAAGCTTCTTGACCGTTGTCGTATGCAATTGCAGAACCTTCGTTCTTAACAGGTGCAGCCGAAAAGCCAGAAAGTTTGGTCTCTTCTTCAAACGAACGCTCGGAGGTCTCTGTTTCGTAGATCTCTTTATGCTGTTCGCCATAGGTTGCGTACTCCATACCGAACAATGCGTTCAGTCCGGGGAGCAGCTCTTTCAATAGTTGTGCGCGTGAAATAGCCATGATTTAGCTCCTTATACGCCGACGGCGGTTTCGTAAGCGTGCATACCGAAGTTGAACTTTACGATCACTTCAGGATACAGCGTGTTGCCGCCAGATTCGTAGGCGGTGTCCGGCACAACGTCAACAATGCGAATTGTCAATGTATCAGTTGTAGCAGTTGAATCAAGCAGAGCAATTTGTGAATTGCCAGCAGCAGTGATTGCGGTGTTGTTTACGATTGTGGCGTTATTGCCAACAGCAGTAAATTGAACGCCGGTCACGACCGTTGTGCCAGAAACGACAGCAACTTGGAACAATGTATCTGGATCATCACAAACATAAGCTGTGATATAGCCAGCAGTCACTGTAGTTCCACCAACAAAATCCTGCTGGTATTGAACTTGACCTGTGCTTGAGTTAATGAATTCACAACCAAGAAACACGCCAGCGAAGCCGCCAGTGGGTTTAGCAGTTGTAGCAGCCGAGCGCTCGACAGTACCGTCGCCTGCACGAATCAAGAGATCACCGTAACCAATCGAAGTTGCATATGCACTTGCAATACGCATCTTACGAGTAGAACCGGCAAATACCTGACCACCGATCAAATTGATCGGCTTAAAGCCGTAAGGCTTCGAGATAGTAGGGTAAGCCATAATTAGCTCCAAAAATTAAATTTAAGATCCTTTACCAAAGCTTGTCGTGGACTTGCTCTCTTTAAAGATCGGCATCCGCGCATCGCTTTGGCGCATTAAATTATTGTCTACAGAATCCGTCTGAGCCTGTGTTTGGCGGGCATAGTGTGCCGCACGTTGTTCCACAAATTCAGTAGGAGTCTTGCAAAGCAATAACCCGTCAATCTCAATATTGTCTTTAAAGCGACTATTGGGATCAACTAGCAGTTGAAATTTTGGTTGTTCCTCTATCTTGACTGGTTCCCAGCCTTCTCTCAGTTTGGAAGAGAGGTTACGGGGGTCAGCTTTGCCTAGAGTGGCAACACGAATCCATCTATACGAGAACCCAGCCTGTTTATCTGGCTCGGGGAGCAATTCCGCCTGCGCCCACTGCTTTGGACGTTCTTGGGTTGCACGGGTCTCTAAATCACGAGTAGTTCTATTCTCAGCCATTATTGGGCCTCCAATTTAATTGCTTCACGAGCGTATTGTTCGGGGGTCAAACCAAGTTTTTTGGCAAGTTGGATTTGACTAGCCTTGAGCCTAACCTTGTTAGGAGAGGTACTACGCGCCGCAGAAGCGACTACCGTGCCTGACCTTGTACGAGAGTTTCTCGTTTCTGTTTCAGAACCATCAAAGTTTTCTGAAAACCGTCTGCGCATTGTTTTGTCCAATGTCGCATAATATTCATCTGAACCAACAACCACGCCGTTGCGCTTAAGCTTTTCATGTAAGCCTAAAGCTGCAGCAGTCATTTCCTCATCTTGACCAAACCAAGCATTGCGCTCTTGCCACGCCATTGCTCGACGGTCTGGTTGATTAACAGGCTGCCGTTCTTGATACTGTTGTACCTCATTTTCTTCAGTTTGTACAGTAGTTGGTTGATAATTTTTTAGCTGGTTAAGCTTAAACGATGCATTGTTTAAACTTTCTTGGGCTTCAACCAAAGCATCTGAGTCACCTGAATCATATGCATCCTTATAAGCTTGCTTTGCAGCTTTAACTTCAAGAGTGGCTGAGTGCTGGGCTGTAGCAATAAACTGCTGTTCGCCAGTGCTGTACTGCGCCTTCAGGCGTTTATTTTCTTCAGCCACCTTGCGAGCAAAGTCTACTGCCTCTTGCTGCTCACGGTAAGCAGCTTCTTTGGCTCGGCGCTCATCATGCCAAACCTTTTTCATCTGCTTTAGCCGAACCTTAACTTTGTCGGAATACTCTTCCAACTCGTCTTGTTCTAGCTCATCAACTACTTCTTTGGGCATGGGTTCGCGCCCACGATCCTGTTCCGGGGTATCGTCTTCGATCTCAATTTCAAAATTATCTTCGACACTACCCCCTTTTGATACCTCAATTTCGTCGGGGAACTTAAACTCATCTTTCTCGTAGTCAGCCATTTTGTAGGCTCCTTATTTACGTTTGATACCGCGAGGGTCGTCTACAACACCTTCAACAGTGTCATCATTAATGAGACGGAACTCACGACCATGAATTACCAGTCTTGAGCCAGCATTGGGTCGCACCAACACAAAGTCGCCTTTCTGACACCAAGGGCCTGATGGAAACTTGCTTGCGTCTTTGTAGCAGTCAGGGCCTAAGTCCACGACAAACAAAACCGTTGTGAGGATCTCTTCGTTGCGTACAGTCTCTTCTGCTTTAATGATTCCGCTGTCGTACTCTTTTTCCATTTCTGGAATGGCACACAAAATATGATAGCCAGAGGGACGGGGGAGTTGTCGTGCTTTCTCTTCAGCGGTAGCTTCGGAGCTGTAAAAACCTACTACTTGAGGATTATCGGGGTTTGAGCCGATAAGGATTTCACTCATCTGAGTTCTCCATACGTTGTTTGAGGTCAAGGGTATAGCCCCGTGCGATGTTAAGACCTCTAATCTCACCACACAGTTTTTTGTACTCCTCGTAAGTCTCGGGTCTGCCCGTGCTTACAAACTCTTGGAGTTGTTCAATCTTCTCGTCAATTTGCTTAACTAATACCTCGAAAGCATCCATCATTCACCTTTTGTCGGTCGATTGTTACGCATTGCTTGCATAGTCTGAATCTCTAGCTGACGTTCTTTTAATGCTGTTTCAGCACCAATTTTGATGCCTTCGGACTGTTGTTGTGCTTCAAGCATCTTATTCTCGTGGTCGGCTTTTGCACCGAGACGAATACCTTCAATCTGAGCTTGGTTGTCCACACGCTCTTTATCAATCTGCAACTGCAACTGTTTAAGCTGGGCATCCATTGCGTCTTTCTGTTTCTTACGCTCAAGTTCACCTTGTTTAATCATCAGCTCTTGTTGTTGCATTTGAACAAGTGGGTCTTGCGCTTGCTGTTGGGCTTGTTGTTGCTGAGCCTCTTGTTGGTTCATTTGCAACAACTGCTGCGCAGCTTGAGCCAATAGCGGAGACAAACGAGCCTCAACTTCTGGAGCCATGTTGGTATCTTCACCAGCCTCGTCTTTTTGCGGTGGCAAGTTCATACCCAATTGAGCTTCAATTTGCTTGCGGTATTCCATGCCCAAATGCTCGTTTAAATGATTCTGCAATGCAGACTGAATCTGTGGAGCCATAGGGTTTTTCTGTAGCAATTGCATAATCTTTGGATCTTGCATGGCAGACATATGAACCGTGATATGTGCTTTATGGTCTTGATAAGCAAAAGCCTTAACCGGCTTCATCATCAGAACATTTTGGTTTTCAGTCACTGGGTCTGTAGGCTTCTGATCCTCATCCATTGGGATGAGTTTCTGTACCTCTTTAATCCCAAGAACATCCAGCATCTGTCGGTGCAAGAGTGGCATGTTGTACATCTGTGGTGCGCCCTGAGCCAACTGCAGAACGGCTTGATACTGAACAATCTTTTGCGCCATTGTGCTGGCGTTTGGATCGCTAACAGGAACAACATCTACGTTGTCGTAGTCAGACTTCTTAGCACGTCTATTTCCTTCGACCGGATCGTAGCTGTAGTCTTCAGGTGTGTAGTCGGCAATGATCTTCTTAAGTAATCCCAACTCTCGCTTCATGGAGAAGTGAACACGAGCCTGAACAGCAGACATCACCTTCAACGTTCTTTCTAAGATTGCCAATGTCGTACCAACTGGGGAATTAGCAGACATGTCGCTAATCTGTAAGTCAGCAGTGTTGGCAAAGCGCCGACCATCTTCAACAATCTGGTTCATCAAACCTAACAAGACTTGGCTAGGCTCTTTGTATGGCAAAGGCAACAAATTGTCGCGCATCGTTCCACTAGGAACATCAGCATCACGCCATTCGCCGGGAGAGATGGGTGTATCGTCTCCCTTGATACGCATGCCACGGGTTTTAAATCCGCCGGGTAGGTTACTTAAAGTACCTGCATCAACAAGCTGACGGATAAGAGAAGTACCAGACTTAGCAAAAGCACCAACAAGATGAATGAGGCCAAAGTAATAGAACCCAAAGCCCGGAACATAGCCGTAGTGAACCAAG